TCTGCAAGTCCAATGATATTGTTCCACGCTCTTCTCTCTTCCAGATTCATTTCTCTAATATTCAAAGTCAGTTTCGTCTTAAAATTCGGCGATGTCTCCCGGTGCAGTAGAATATTGGCATCTCTGTAGGCATCTATCTCCACACGCTGATTCGGAGTACTTTCCCAACCATCAGCCAATAAGAAGGAGTTGGGGAGAACAACGTCCCCAAACTTAATTAACCACCCTCCAAATTTCTGCATTGTTCTCCCTCCTTCCTAAATAAATGCACTCTGTCCATGCGTATTTTGATACATTCGATCCTGCCGCACGGTCTCCCGGAATATCTCCCGTCCGTCCAGTTGCGCCACAAACGTATAATTACCACCACCATTTTCCGCCTGTGCCTGCTTAAAGGCTTCAATCATAGTAGCCAACGGTGTCTCGATGTTGGTCTGCCCTCTTGACTGATCTCCGAGAATTGCTGCGAATGGCTTGCCGCCCTGAATCACTGCACCGTTGGCCAGACGAGGAAGTGATACTTGCGCATTCCAGTTCGGAATATTGGGACCATCCCATTTTTTCCCGCCAAATACCGGAACCCAATCAGGTATATCTATACTAATGGAATTGATAGCATCAATAATGGCATTTATCGCCTTAATAAAGCCGTTTGCAAATGATTCTGCAATAATATTCCCCATATTTGTAGCATCCTTTGCATATCCTACGATTGAGTCAAACGCACCTTTCCAGTCTCCTACAAATACGTTTTTTACAAAGGTTCCCAGTTTACCTAGCATATCCTGTAGTGTGGCAAGTGCTTCCACGCCATTGCCTGCCCACACAACCACACCGGCTATAGCTGCTATTACTGCCATCACTGCACCTACGACCACGGTTGCCGCTCCACCAAGAGTAAGGAATACCCCTGCTAATATTGCACCGGCAGAAATCAGCAGCAATGTCATATTTTTGGCATTTACACCGTTTTCCGTAATATCTTTCAGTGCAAGGATCAGCCCTGCCGCTCCGCCGACAATCAACCCGATTCCTGCGGCTACCGGCCCGAACAGGATCAATAACCCGGTTACAGCCAGTGCCAATCCTGCGACATATCCAACAATACCATCCCAGTCCACACCGTTTTTCCACATTTTGATGTAGTTATATACCATCAGTGCAGCTCCGGCGATTAGCATTACCAGTCCTAGAGCCTTAACAAGATACGGTCCAAGTCCTTCAAGATCTTTTAAAAGTCCAGCTATTTTCCACGCAAGTAATGCAATTCCTATAGCAATTACTAACGGTTTTATAAGTTCCAATAATTTCTTTGCTTTCTCCAGCATTTCCACCATTTTGGGATCAACTTTGGCTTCTTCGAAAGCATCCTTGCCAGTCAGTTCTCCACCACCTGCAGTGACTCCACCCTGATCGTTCAGCACATTCAGTTCATCAAATGCTGCAAGTGCCTTCTTTGCAGACTTACTGGCAGTATCCAATGACTTTGCATAATCTATGGTCTGTTTTCTCGCACGAGTGTAAGTGCTTTTCCCCTGCAGGATTGCCATAAATTGAGCCACGGCATCTGCCGCCTTGATCAACCAATTAATAAGCTTTACCAGATACGGGATAGCCATATTGACAATGGGCTCGAACGCTGCTGCCAGGCTGTTTTTAAACTGTGCACAGCTGCTCTTTAGAGCAGACATCTGTGCATTGTAATCCTTGGAATACCTGGCAAGATTCTGAAAGCCCTCTTTCATCGCCGAGACCATTGTGTTAAATCCCTTAGTGATCCAGTTAAACACCAATAAGCTTAAGGTGATTCCCTTTAGCCGCTGCAGTAGCGTCCCAATCAGTCCATTTGTTTTTTTTACTCCGTTACTGGCCGTTGAAAATGCCTTCTGAGCACTTTTTCCAGCTTTTTCAAATCCTTCCGCCGTATATCCCTGCTTCTGCATCAGTTCGGCCTGTCTCGTATTCAGGGCGCTCAGATTTCTCTCTGCATAGGCTAAATCCTGAGATAGATTCTGATATTGTTCAGTGTCCATTCCGGAAGTAAATGCCCTTCCCTCTTCCACAAGCTTCTGCATTTTTTCTTTTAGTTCATCTATTTTTAGCCCAGCATCCGCTTCCTTCTGAATCAGGCTCTCCCAAGGGGATCCCATATTAAGCCCAGCCGCCACGAAATTATCTTCTTCAGCTACAAGCTTTTCCAGTGCTTCTTGTGCTGTCTTTAATTCCGCTTCCAGTTTTTGATACTCTTCTGATGGGATTTTCTGTTCTCCTACCTCCCGCGCTTTTTTTCTCAGATTTTCTACCTTATCAGTAGCCTTATCTATCTGCAGTTGCAGCCGCTGCATCTGAGATGTATCAATTCTGGTACTTATTCGGATTTCATGATCTGCCACAGTCTCACCTCCTGTCCCCAAAAAAGAAAATGAGCCTATCACACCATTAGGTGTGACCGGCTCATTGGCTCTACTTTTCCTTCTTATTTATATTTGCATATTTCATGAAATCATTGATCCTTGCCTGCTCCTCCGGAGTAATTGTGTCATCTTTCGGCGGTTTGATTTCATATATTTTCTTGGCGTCTCTGTATACCTTTTTCTGTTCCGGCGACATTTTACTGGTGATCTCTTTCTGCCGGATATCCATAACACGGGTAAATGCACACTCTTCCAAATTAGTCAGCAGTCCCATAAACTGAAACCAGTGCATCTTAGATCTATTCAGGTCAATATGATATTGCGACCAAAAGGCTGCATAGATTCTCCACTGATCAATATCCCAATCCATGACTATATCATTTCTCTTCTTTTCAGGATAATTGTCATGCAAAAAATCTGTCATGTACCAATTTATGGCTTTACCAATACCTTCATTGTCCGGTTTTGAGTCTGTCGGAAAGAGCAGCCATGCCGCTATATAAAACTTTTCCACATCAGATAGAGATCCATCCGCAAGGCACTGGGATATCATAATACCAGTTTGATAATCCGTATCTATAGGATATCCATTCCAGTACTTTGGTAATGGATCAAGCAGTATATTATACATGCCCTCACCTCATCGTCTATGTCCCTTACCACCATGCTGTTTTCCATTGTACGGAATCGGAGAATTATTTCCCTTTCTACCACGATTGTATTTTTCATACAGTTCCTTAGTTCTCCCGTTTGTGTATTTCTCAGCAATAGGACAAATCTGGTCAAAGAAATCAGCAATCATAAAGGGATTCGGTGTAATATCTCCAAACACTTTCTTACAGGTATCCGCTCCAAATACCCTGTCAATGTCATGCATAATGTCATGAGTCTTGTTGATCATGATCTGCAACTGTTCCCTTTCGGATTTTGCCTTAAACTCACTACCTGCCACATAGCGCTGGATCTTTTCCAAATTCTCTACAAGGTCTTTAAACCCTGCATAGAACTCCTGGCTACCAAAATTACAGATAATGGTATCTCCCTGATCATTTACCTCTATTTCCGTTCCGACTGCAATACTTTTCAGTTTTTCCATGAGTTATACTCCTATTCACTGGCAGTGAAAGTTTTGGTTTCCACCGCAAAGGTGCCGTGGATATCATCGCCGCACTGCTTGACATTGATCACATTGTGCACATAGTCGCCACCGTCTCCGCCACTGGATGTCACAGACACGGTGCAGGGCACCTTGATTGCCTTGTAGGTACCGGGTGTTTTCTCCACCTCATCCTTCAGCCGAAACCGTACAAAAGAGGTCTTAGCCTTGGCTCCCACGGGCAAGGTATCCACCAGACGATCGATAAATACCTGTACCTCATCCTCCACACAGTCCTCCTTGTCCACGTCAAAGGATCTCTGATAGGATTTCACCTTATTGGATGCACTCGCCTGATGAATGTAGTGCTTGGTCTCCTCTTCAGGATTCATCTCCTCGGTCAGAGACTCCACACCATCTCCAAGCAGTTCATACTTAGCAGATTCCACATCCATACTTGTGTCAATGTAATGTCTTAAATCTTCTCTCACGATTATTCTCCCTTCTTAAAATACTCAATGAAAATTGTCATCTGATACAGAGCTTTGTTCTGTTCATTCTTACCCATGTAAAACGGACTGGAAACTCCAATCTTCTGAACGGTCACGCCATCCAGCGCAGGGAAAACCTTCTCCCGGTTCTGCCTGTCGATCCAGTCTGTCAGTGCTTCCAGCCATGCTCCATTTTCCTCGCAATCAGTATTAGTCTGTGTATCCATCCTCGCCCGGATCTGATAATATTCCTTATGGATCTCAGCACCACTGATAAATCGCTTCACGTTGACCGTAGGCTCCTTGACCAGCACGTAATCCACCGTGCCGCGCATCAGATCCGTATCAATATGCTTCATTTCCTTCGGGTCAAACTTTTTTAGCCACTCAATAATTCTTCCACTTACAGTCACTTCATAGCCTCCTTGGCTGCCTTAATCATGTTTTCTGCACCGCCTGCCTGTTCATACCGTTCCGCCCATTGATGCCCTCGGAGACCACCTGCTTGTTCTCCACCGTTTGACCAATTCCAGTCTTTCTCTCCGTAGTAAAGCCGTCTCGCTTTATCATCGCAGTCATAAACTATTTCACCAGATCCAACAACGGTATGAGTATGCCCGCTGTCAATCAATGCTCCCGTGTCCATCGGGACATAAGGCTGCACACCACGTAAAAATTCCTCATCCACGGCTTTCTGCACCCTGCCTCCCGGCTCCAGTCCCAGTTCCTTGATAAGGCTCGCTGTACTAAAGTTACAGACATAATCCATTCTTCCTTTACTCATTGCCTACCACCTTAATTGTCTTAAGCCGAGGGCGGTTACGATTATCCGATACCGCTGTGACAGTGACTACATACTGGTTATCCTCCGCCAGATCTGACAGACTATAGCCATCCGCAATCTCCCGGACACTGTTTCCCAGTACCAGCTTGTCCTGCCCGCTCTTGGCATCCAGTGTCCAATACTTGGCGGCCTCCTCCGCAGGGAGTTTTCGATATTCCTGTGGCTCCAGGTACGGCTTATTGCCATAACCCCTCTGGAAATCTACCGTGATGCTCTCAACCTTCGTTTCCGTCTGCACGCCATTGACTGTTGTAAGCGCCGTTTTGTTATGGCTCCACTGGACTCCCCGGACAATGGATCTGATCCATGTCTCCTTATCTGTCTCGGGATCCCTATGGTAGTTGTAAACTGTCATAATATCCGTAAATAGTACACTCATAATGCACCTGCCAATCCCGTACCGGACAAGCCGGAACGTATCACAGAGGTAAGCTGCTCTTCCTTCTCCTGTGCTGTTGTGACCTTATAGGATTCCAAATACCCGTCATTACTGACGGATGCTATGCCGGTACCCATTCCGGAGGCATCCTGCGCTGCGATAGTATTGAGCAGCTGGCAGAAGGTATCCTGAATCTGCATATGGACCTGCTGCTGGAAGTCTGTTGCTGTGTCCTCGTTATAAGCATCCTCAAACCGCTTTGCCCTCATATGGGTGA